CGGATGGATCGTCCTTGGACACCTGGTGAGCTAGAACCAGATCTTTGATCTGACTGTAGAGATTATCTAAGCCGTCGGTATTGTTGTCAATTACTGCATTGAATTTAGTACCAATCCAAGCAGTTTCACTGGCATGAACTCGGGCTCGTTCTAACTCGCGACAGCTCAGTGCCCAAGTCATATTGCCTTTGGGTCCTCGATTGGCGCTTTCTGCTGCGGCATACCACTTGGGTTCTGGGCCGCGCACAACACGAATTACAATGCCGCCGGCATTTTTGATACTTTTAATTTCATTAGGAAAACGGCAGTCTGAAATTACCACATCATCTTTGGTTTTTCTAAGTTTATTTTCTAAACTTGCAATCCAGATATCATCGTGAAAACTTTTACGGGCAACTTCAGTGCCCCAAACTTGTAATACATATCTAGGAGTAAGATTGGGCATTTTCAAACGAGAGGCCCACCACGGATCTACTTGTTCGCGCCAGGCTCTAGACTCCTTGGTGCGTCCTTCTAACAGCTCACGGTCCCATCCAAATACCTGTGCTACTGCATCTTTAAGAGCATGAGCAAAACTTTCTCTACGAAATTGATGTATGTTTTGCAAATAGTCAGCAATGGTGTCTTTTCCAGAACCAATTAGTCCACAAATTCCAATAATCATGACAAGGCCTTTACGTTTAATTGTTTGAGAGTGGCCTGCAACATGTCAATTTGTCTGCGACAGTCTTCCAGTGCATGGTGCGTGGTAGCCGGCTTGGGCAACTCGGGCCACAAACTATATACAGTTCTAGCGTCGCGAACATTGTAAAACTGCCAAGGTAATTTTTTACCATAACTTTTGTAGGCATGTTCCAAGATGTTCATGTCATAGGTCGGACCATTGGCCCAGATAAATTTATGTTGCCAAGCCAGTTTGTATAAACTGTCAAGTGCTGTGTCCAACGACACACGACCTTCTTCCATAAAGGCCTCGGCCTGTGCTTCGTGTTGAGTTGCCCACCAATCTATAGTGTCTTGTTGAATGGTGCGATTTTCTTGGCTCTCAAGAGTAATTCGGGCATAGTATTGACGAGCATAATAGCCTGTTCCAAACGGGTCAAAGCTCTGTGCCGCAATGGTCAGGATAGTGGCATCTGGTCCAGTGCCCAAGCCTTCGATGTCAATCATTAATGAACTCATGCTGTAGTATAGCATGAATTAAATTACTTTGCAAGCTCAACGTCTTCAAAAAGCTCTTGTTTGGTTTTATCGCAACGCATACCTTTGATACCGTTTTCACTCAGGCTAATAACTCTTAGATTAGTCCAATGCCCAATTATGTAGGGCGGTATCGAATCGCGGAATCCTTGTTGTATGCTGTAGATATGGTCCAGTGCGTTATAAGTGCGATTTAATCGGCCAGGATTTATTGCATCAAAATGATTTTGCCAGCTGGCCTCGGTGATCTTCCATACCGCATCATAGTATAAACGGCGTAAGGATCTGTCTTCTCTAGGAGTGCAACCCCGTGCTACCGCTTTTTGATATATTTTTTCTTGGACTGCTTTGTCTTTACTTGGATTATCTACACCGTATTTTTCTAAACAAGTTTGTTTAGATTTTTCTCTATCTACGTCTGTATATGTTTTAAGATTTCTATATTTGCGACCATCTTTAACTGCTTCCTTATTACTTTCTTGCCGTTGTTTATTTGCTTCTTCTGTATGGGCATTTGCGTAATCGCCTTTGCTCCACTTATACTTTTGTTTTGCAGTTCTACTTGAGGTGGTAAGATATCTATTTTCCCACCATTTAACTGGAATATTTTCTACAGGACAAAGTGGTATTTCATAAACATCATTTACTATGTGCCAAATCCGTTGTTTAGCTAGTGCTGTGTCTGGTAGGAATGATGTTTTTTCTAAAACTTGTTGCCAAAGATCTGGATGTGTTTTATATAGATATCGTGTGGCTGATTTATTAGCAGAGGCGTCTGTTTGAATAACGTTTAGTAGTATGTCTTTCATACTATTATTTATCACTACCCTACTATTTACGTCAGTTTATTCTTACCCAATTATCCAATAACCCAAGTTAAGGGCTGACTGCCATCCACATATCTGCGTAGGTCTTCGATCAAGGCATCCATTTGGGTTTGTGCTTCGCCTTTCATTGCAGTGCCGTTGAGTGTGCCGCCGCCTTGTGGTCCGGCTATAGTGCCAAATTTTTCACGTGCTTCGCCAATGATCATTTTACAGGCTGCGACCATGTAGTCTCGAATCCATTGTTGTATTTGGAAATCACTGAGCAGGTTAAATTCTGGTTTCAAATTGTAAGTCCACATCAACACTGCTTCGCCAGTGCCTTTGGGATCACGAATCAACTGTAATTTTTTGGTTACTGGGTTGTAAGTGTAGTTCATGTAGGCGCCGAACATGCGTCCAGCCAGTTCCACATATTGGCTATAAAAATCATATGTTGCAAGTCCGCCTGCCACGTTGAAGTTCATTAGATAAACGTTCATACTTGCTTGACTAAACGGATCAAAGTTACTGGCAAACGGACCTGTGCTATCACCAAATGTTCTACGAAAGATTTGACGCACAGTAATAACTTCCTGTGGCATATCATAGATATTGACATTGGTCACTAGCTCTAAAAAGCTGTAACTTTCTTCATAGGCATTTTGTGCTCGTTGACGGTATACACCAATGGTACGTTGGTATGCAGCTTCATAGTGCTCAGCATCCAACTCGAGATCAACGATCTGATCGCCTATCTGTAGGCGAACATAATCAAAAAGATTCTGTTTTAGGGTGTCTAGACTTGCTTGGTTTTCTAAGGCCATGTAGGGAAGCTCCGTTCCCTGTATTTAGTAGTTTTACCAGGCCCGCAGTATTACCAAGTTTTCGGTTCCTCTAGCGTTCCAGGCTGTTTCTGTTGTTGTGAGCTCTTTGAAAATCTTGCGAGCAGCCGGTTTGCCTGCGGCTGTTACAAGTTTAACAGTTTCGGCCGGTTTACGCAGGGTCTTTTGCACTGTTTCTATCTTGCTAAACCCAATTACACTGTTATTCTTGACGGTAAACACCTTGGCATATTCGTCTGCTACAATGTGAATCAGTTTGCGCTTTTTGGTGTCATAAACCCAGGCTTCACTCTTGTCAACCAGTTGTGCCGCTGGCAAACTCTTGAGTTTGAGCTCTGCAAATTCTGCCTGAATCTTGAACTTGGACGCTTTCTTTTCAGGACTAACCGGCTTGGCCTTGCGCGGTTTGCGTTCTACTTTTTTCAGTTGAACGTAACTGTTGCAGTCGTTGATCACAGTTTCACAGAATTTTACACAGTTGCGAAGTTGCAGTTTTGAAAGATGACTGTAGCCTTCGACCAACTGAGGGTCCGTGCCTTCCAACACTTCAGTAAATTCAGCCAATCTTAATTCCCAAACTCGAGCGACTGTACCAATCATGTTGGGACTAATATTGAGACCACGTATTAACATCAGTGGTTTAAAGTCCGCCGACATCTTAGCACCTGCATCAATAAAATTATCAAACATGCCTTCTAATTCGCCACAACATTCACTTACTTTTTCACGCAGGTGATCTTGAATTGTGAGCCGGGCCACTGCGGCATCAGCATCAACATCGGCCTGTGCTCGTCGGATTTCTTGTTTGGCCCGGAGCATTTCATTCAGTTGCTCATTGATACTGGCCTGCTCGTAATCTTTTAATTGCAACCCAAGCAAGGTCATACGACACACCCAGGCAGGTGTAAGTCGAATTTGACTGTCAGGAATGCCACGCATTGTTCGAGCATCTTTTGTGCGACCGTTGTGCTCTAAATAATGACACAACATATCCTTGGCATCTTTTTTACCGTAATGGTAGTTGTACCAATGGAATCCATTGGCCAAGGCACTGACACGATTTTCATCGGCAGGTTGCGTCGGCCATTCGGGTTCAAATCCAATATATTTGGAGTCTGCACTTTTAGGGTTTAGTCGTTTGATTTCGTTTGTTTTAGCCATACATGTATTATATGTGAAAATTACCCGTTTGTCAACCAAGCAAACTAGCAAAGGTTATGTGCTGTTCTAGGTTTGTAAGTAAATCGTTTACCTTTTTAACCAGCTCTTGATACCGTAATGTTTCCTTGCGTGTTCTGCGGCATTCTACACTTTCCATATCTGCGGCTGTAATAGCATGATCTACCGCACGAACCATTTTTAGCAGGTCTTTACGGGCTACCTTATTTTTGACATTGGCTATAGCTCGTTCTGCACGGTCTAGGCGTTGAAATAGTTCGTCCATGCGTGTAATTATACGAGCTTTTGAATTACAAGTCAATCGAACCCATAAATACATGACTATGCCACGCCTCTCACTCTATAGACCAAACAGAACTGCTGACTACCGATTCTTTGATCGCACTATCAAAGAGATGTTTACTGTTGGCGGCATAGACATCTACGTTCACAAATATCTTGGACCTATAGTAGATCCAGAGCAGGCCAACAATCCAGGTGATGCTACCCTGCCCACTTACGACACTACTAACCCGCTGTTTATTGAAGATCTGCTGTTGTTAGAAAATCGAGATCGAGCATACGATCCAGATGTGTATATCATGCGTGGTGTTTATCGTACGCAAGATGTTGATTTTGATTTAACACAATTTGGACTATTCTTAAACAACGATACCTTGTTTATCACATTCCACTACAACAACATGATCGACACGTTTGGACGCAAGCTCATGGTAGGTGATGTCATTGAAGTGCCAAACTTAAAAGACTACCATCCACTGAATCGTGCAATTCCCAATGCCTTGCCTAGATATTATGTGATACAGGATGGTAACTATGCCAGTGAAGGATTTAGCCAAACTTGGTTACCACACCTGTGGCGGATCAAAGCCACGCCGCTGGTTAATGCTCAAGAATACAGCCAAATCATCGACCAGCCGTTTATGCCGGAAAATATCTGGGATCCAGGCAATTTTTATCCTTCGGGCGAAACTGTTAACAACGGTGGTACCTACTATGTTGCACAACAAAACGTGCCGCCTGGAACTGATATCACCGACACAGATTACTGGCAACCAGTAACCACGCCTACCACAGTGGGCGACCAAATGAGTACCAGACCCAAAGATCTGGAAATCAACGATGCATTGCTGGTGCAAGCACAGGCCGATGTTCCACTCAGTGGATACGACGTTACAAAGTTTTATATTTTACCAACCGCTGACGGTCAACCTGCTGGTGCTGGTCTCACTGCCGACGACACCTATCCCACAGTAGACAGCACATCACCTGGTGAAGGTAATACGCCCAAGAGCTTTGGCTATACTATGGGTTATCTAACTGGTGACGGACAAGCACCCAATGGACTACCTGTTACACCGGGTGTGAGCTTTCCGCCCAATCCAGTTGCAGGCGATTATGCATTGCGTTTAGATTATTTTCCTAATCGTTTGTTTAGATTCAGTGGTGCAAGTTGGGTCAAAATTGAAGACAATGTTCGTACTGATCTTGACTTGGCTTCAGGCGCATTGACTCAACGTGCCAGCTTTGTTAACAATACCTACACAGTGTCTACCACTGACCTGGGTAACATTCCAAGCCGTCAGAGTCTTAGCCAAATACTTAAACCACAAGCTGATAACGGTGACCAAGGCGGCAACTTACCGCCCAACCCAAGACCTCCAGGACGATAAATGGCACAGTTTTTTTACGATCAACAAATACGTCGCTTCTTACTACAGTTTGCTAGAATCTTCAGCAACTTCAGTGTTGAGTACGGTCGTAACGAGTCTGGCAAAAACGATACCTTAGTTCGTGTGCCAGTTCGTTATGGTGATGCAAGCCGCCAAGCACAAACTATCATACAACAAAACTCAGCCAACGATATGCCGTCAACACCGTTGATGACGTTTTATGTAACTGGATTAGACTACGATCGTCCAAGGATCCAGGAACCCAATTTTGTAAGCAACATGCAGGTTCGACAACGTGCTTATGATGAAGCCACTGACACATACGAAGCCACACAAGGCAATGCATTTACTATTGAGCGGTTGATGCCGGTACCATACAAGTTGACCATTGCCCTAGATATATGGACATCAAATACCAATCAAAAGATGCAGATCTTGGAACAAATCCTAGTGCTGTTCAATCCCAGCTTGGAAATACAAAGCACTGATAATTTTATTGACTGGACCAGTCTTACTGTTTGTAATCTTGAATCAACCAAATGGAGTAATCGAACTATTCCGGTTGGAACTGAAAACCCTATAGACATTGCCACTCTTACCTTTAGTATACCAATTTGGCTGTCAAGTCCGGCCAAGGTCAAGAAACTGGGCGTGGTTGAGCGCATTGTCATGAGTGTGTTTGATGCCAACGGTGATGCCAGCAATGCTATCCTTGACAATGATCTGTTGTTGGGCACACGCCAAGTAATTACACCATACGGATATCAAGCATTGTTAATTGGCGGAAGTCCGGGAACAGTTGGTAGATTACAGGCCTTGCGTGAACAACAAGTGATTGACCAATCCAATGCCAGTTTGAATCCAGCCAGTAGTCCAGAAAGTAATTTGCTGTGGCACAATGTTGTTGGAGCATACGGGGTGTTGAGAGACGGCATCAGCTACATTAAATTAGAACAAGATGACGGAACCGAAGTTGTAGGTTATGTCAGTTATGATCCTACTGATGACAGATTTTTGTTGTTTACAGTAGACGCAGGATCAACTCCTAACAATACATTGGAACCAGTTTTGTCTGTTATTGATCCACTACGCAGTGGGCCTGGTGCTGGACTAGCAGCACCGGCGGCAGGACAACGCTATTTGTTTACCGAAGCTACCGGAACATTCAATGAAGGATATGCTGAGGCCTGGGCCGGAGTCAATGGACAACCCCTGGTTGCCCAAGCCAACGACATTGTGGAATATGATGGCGCAAGGTGGCAGATTTCTTTTGACAGTGACTCAAGTCCAGATAATATACAGTATGTCACAAATATCACAACAGAAATACAGTATGAATGGACTGGAAATACTTGGATTAAATCATATCAAGGCCTGTATCCTGGAGGCACATGGAGTCTAGTATTATAAAAGCAGTGGGCGTTTGGTTTTATGCGGTCAATACTCGCCGCTACCTGTATCTCATGCGTAATGATTCAAAGCATCCAGGGTCATGGGGATTGCCGGGTGGGCGTGTGGAATTCGGCGAAACCTTAATGACTGCTATTGTCAGAGAGTGTGAAGAAGAAATTGGATCAATGCCTGACTATGTGCGTATGATGCCGTTGGAAAAGTTCACCACCGTAGATGCAGGATTTGAATATCATACATTTTTTTGCATAGTGAATCAAGAATTTCGACCCATATTAAATTACGAACACATAGGATATGCATGGATTGATTCGGGCACATGGCCTAGACCCATGCATCCAGGCCTATGGTCAACTGTGAATTTCGAAGCTGTGCAAAATAAAATTTCGACTATTGAATCCAGCGTTTATACATCACAATAACTGATAAACTCCGGGTAGGTCATGACCTGGGTGTTAAAACAGTCAACCCAGACATCGGGCATACGTGTGCCTTCGCCTACTAGATAAAATTTAACCCCTGGATATGCCAAAAATACTTCAGCAAGTTGTGATTCCCAATTTAATGAATTGCCAGGTGATTCATCTGTGTATCCTATTAAGAACACTTCCTTATGGCCATCGAATGCAGCAAGATACACTGCAAGAGTCATGTCAATCAATCTGGGTTTATGAGGAATTAAATAAAATTCTCCTGGATTACTGATACAATTACGTGCAGTGGTATACACAATGTTGTCTTGTTGATAACCTGTCTCTAAAATTGTAGCTAAATTGTTGTTGTCAGTTTCTACTGCAAAGTCCAGGCGCATTTGTTGAGCAACTAATCCTGTGCCGTAAGTTTGTAGTTTTTTACTGCCTAGCAATCCACCGCGGTGACGTTGTAGTCGTGTGTAATCAAACTGCCACTGATCTAAATTGCTACCAATGCAGGCCGCACGTCCTGAAAG